GATGTTTTGTTATAAGCTGTACCTGTAACATCTGGTCCTACTGTTGTAAGTTTAATGTCTCTTCCTTCCATGATGTCTGTGTAATCTCCGATTTCTTCATCAGCACCCATGTTTAGAAATTCTTGGTATACTTCTTTACCAAATTGCCATAATTTAACACCTTCAGACTCTTCACCTCTTACTATTACCGGAACAAAAATACGAACTTTAGCATCCAATTTTTTAGCTAATCTCCAATTTTCTTTGTCACTTGATTGACGAAGTTGTTTAGCGAATTCTTTAATAGGATCCTTTTCACCCCAATTTGCTGGTGATGCCATTGTGTTGTTACCAATACCATAATAGAAAGACATTTCTGTGAATGGGAATGATGGGTTGAATTTTGAAGGGACAACACGAACAACTTGTTTCCCTACTGTGGGTTTCCAGAAAATATTTTTCTTTTCCCCGCCTCCGCTATTTCCAGAGGATTGTTTGTTTAACGATTCTAATCGTTTTTTAATTTCATTTAAATCCATGATTTTTTAATTTTAGTTAATTAATATAATATATAAAGTATTGTTTTAAAAACCAAACCTATTTTACAAGTTCTAAAGCCCATTGAGATAATTTATACCCAGCAAACGCCCCAAAAGCTGATGCAAATGGGAATATTACGATTTTTCCTAGGTCAGTTACATATTTAGGTCTATTGATAATTTTTCCAACATAAAAATAATAAAATATATAAGCACCTAAAACAGCAATATCTGTTTTCGTAGCAATAGCTACTACTACAGCTGAAATTGAAAAACCGTACAAAGCATTATCTATAATAGCTTCTATAATTTCTCTAGAGGTGGCATCTTTCCACTCTTTAATGATTTTTTGATATTTAATTTTCTGTCTCATCTGATTCATCTATATTAAAAATTGAAGATTTAAATAACAACGTACACAGAAAAAACAATCCAGATGCTTGAATATAAGTAACATGGTTAATACCATTTATTGCATTTACAAGATAATGGTTCCATAAGTAATATACAGGGATACCATTAATTAATGATACTAACCCCATAATAATAAGAAATCGTGCCATATTATTGGCAAAAAGTAATATATTTTTCATAATGTGTAATGTTTATCATCTTCATCAAATTCTCCAAATAAATCGTTTCCTTTATAGTCAGGATGATTATTTGACATATAATCAATACCTCTAACCCATAATGCCGCTAAAGGTACAATAATAATTAGAATAATTATGATTGCTGTCATATTTTTTAATTTTAATCCCACCAGCCTCTGATACCAGTGCCGTCAAATTGTTTTTCCCAATCAATGTCTTTATCAAATTCAGAGCAATCTTGTCCTTTTAAGATTTCCCATATTTCATCCCATGTTTCTTTTTCGATTTCTCTAGATCTTTTAAATACTTTACTGTTATGTTCTTTTTCCTCAGGTGTTTTTTTATCAACCAATTGATAACAGCTTGGGTGGTTTGGGGAGGGTTCAAATTCTATATCATAATGGAATAATTCACCTATTTCATTTTCAGCATATTCTGTAAATTTATCTTCGGATGTATCGTTTAATAATTTTACAAGTCTTTCCATTTTTGCAACTTTTTTCAAACGACTTTCATCTATTTCATATCCTTTTTCTTTTATATTTACCGCCATATCCGTTATAGCTGTTTCTAATAAAGGAAAAACTGAGTTATGACCACCATACCATCTATATTCAGCTATTGCTTTTCTAAATATCCAAAAGTTTTTAGCAATTCGAGGTAAGTCTTTAAAAATTAAATCAAATATTTCATTACCTCTATACTTAACGCTATAGTAAAAATCTTCAAATGTTCTTTTCATTTTAATGTATTTCTAAATTTTAAACCATAATTTAAAGCAAAAAATCTCATATTTTTTTCTGCCATGATTGCTGGTAGTCTTAATGATTTTGCTATGTATTTTTTGCCCCAATTAACCCATTCATCATATTGCTGTTCAGTCATTGTCCAATCATTGTACCAGTTATCCTTACGATGTTTTATTTCATCATATTTTACATTATGATCAGCAATGATAAACATTTGGTTGATTAAATCCTCAACTATTTTTTCATTTTTTTCTTCTCTACTTAAACGCTTAGCCATTTTTATTTTTTTACCTATTTAATATTTTTGTCAACTTGAAGACTTGATGTATCTGTTTTTGGCTCTTCTATAATTTCTTTAATTTCTTTTGGTTTTACTATAGAATCTACCTTTTTAACAGGCTCTTTTTTTACTACAGGTGTTTCTATTTTTTCAATTTCCATTTTTATAGGTTCAGTTAAAACGAAATTTTCTACAGAATCTACAATTTCTACTTTGGCCGGTTCCAACATTAAAATGTCTTTTTTATTTAATATAAAATATGATAAAGCAATTATTGTTGGGAGGGCTATTATAGCTATTCCTAAATATTCAGTTATTTTAAATTTGTTCATGTGATAAATTTTTAACAATTGTTGATAAAGAATGTTTTACATTTGAATATATTTCTTTTTCCATTAATTTACGACGCTTTTCCATTTCATTGTCAAATATACTACATATCCTTTTATAAACATTGCTACCATGTAAACTGATATTGTAGCTATATTGGTGATTAATTACTGTTAGTTGGTCCATCTGGAGTGTAAGAAATATCTGTTGTGAATTACTTTTAATGTATCTTTTCTCTGTAATTGGAGAATATAATAGTTCAGTAGAATCTTGTGGGATTAAATGTTTACATATTGTAATACATTCTCCTTCATGATCGATGTGGGATTTATTTGGGTTTTCTAAATTAAAAATTTTAATTGCTTTTATACCAATTTTTTGGCAAAAACGTTTAAAAATGTGTTTATATTTATTCATAACTTTTATTTTTTTTATTTATTTTCTTTTAGTGATTGTATAAATCTTTTTATTAATTCAATTTCAGCTTGTCTGACCCTATGCATCATATATCCAGGACTTGTCAGTGATTGTAATCTTTCAAGGGTGTGTAATTCTTCAGTCCATTTTTCTATTAAATCCATAACTCTTATTTTTTTGATTTTTTAGGTTTTTTTGATGATGCATATATAAGATCTATTTGACTTGTAACTAATCTTTCTAAATATTCGACGTGAACCGGTAATGCCGAATCTTTTTCAAAGGCGCTAATTAATCTATTAATAACCTCGATTTGTTCTAATTTGTCACATGACATAATAGAACTTTCAATCATTTCAAATGCTTTTTGGTATTCTTCTGTTGGGTACATAACTTATTATTTTTTTATACATTAAATATACGAAAAAAAGCTTGGATAACCAAGCTTAATTTTAAAGTTCTACTATTTTTGATTATTTTAAATATTCTAAAACAGGGATAATATCTTTCATTTTTGTATATTCTTGATAATTTTTATAAGTAGAATTTTTTCTTTTATAAAAATATGAAGGATCAACTAACATTATTTTTTTCTTAGGTTTTTGAATAACCATAAAATCATTTTTTCCAGAATAACTCATAGCATATGAATATCCAAAATCCCCATCTTCACTTCCATCGTTTCCAAAAGGTCTATCACTTTTAAAAGGATTAAAATCTACTATATCTCGATCTGAAATGGTAGTTCCAGATGTAAATTTATATCCTTTTTGTTTTAATAGGTTAGACAATATCATCCAATCGTCTTCAGAATCAATATAAAATGCCCATGGTTTTGATTCTATAATTTCTTTAAGAATGTCGGTCATTTTTATCATATCTCTACTATCTTATATATCTTTGTTTTCAACTGTTTTAACTCATCGTGTTGAGTTAACAATATAGTATTTTTATAGTGTTGCCAATTGATTGGATATTTTGTATCTACAATACCATTATTTAATCCTTTAATCAACTCGTTTAAAGCATTAATAGTATATAAAGTATTACTGTCTTTTTTCCTATGTACTAAAATAGTATTTTCAGGCAAATCACTAACATTCCCATGTTCAACATTATATGTACAAACATATTCATCATTACTTTTAACATGTAATACGAATATCTTACTATACATGATTGTATAACTTGATGTTATATGAGCAAGTAGCCCATCCAAATGTTCAAGTGGTGTAAATGTACAAAATAACTTATTGTTTGCCATAATATCGAATGGAGCAATGTCATACTCTATATTATACATATTACTAGTCTTTCCTAAAATCATAACTATCTCCGTGTTTGGCTTTTATTTGTAACTTATTATCCTCAAATACCTTAAGTATTTGTTTCATTATATCTTTTTCATTCTTATCGTAATCAAATAAAAACGCATCATAAGTATATAATACTAGTTTTGTATTTTTACCCCTTAATATCTTAAATATGTCCCATAATATATTAACATTATTTGCAGTTTCCAAATTTTGCAATATATAATTTAACAATTTTTGTGGGTTCATATCTCCCAGTTTATCCCTATAGAATTTATGTCCTGATATAGGACATGTAATGTATCCACCATATTGAAATTCATCCCATATGCTATCTGTGTAGGCTATTACTTTTCGAAAGAATGGTAAATTTTCATATTCTTTCCATATTCCTCCGTATAGTTGCTTGAATGTAATTTCTTTAGCTTTATCATATTCTACTCCATACATTTCTGCAAAAGAGGCGTGAATGTCTTCATCCCCAAAATCATACCCCAAAAGATTAGCCAATAAAGTAGGGTGATAAGCACTGATGTCAAGCTCAAGATACATATTATTGCGAGGAATGAAACATTGTCTGTCTCCGTTTTCTTTGTTAAGCGCGGCATAATTTACTCCATTAAATTTGTTTGAAGGTCTTGTTGTTAAGGTTTTAAAATTGTATTGTGTAAAGACGAAATCGGAATCGATATCGTGAAAACTCTGTTTGAATCGCTCTTTATCAATGTGTATTCCATTTCGTTCAATGGCATTGAAAACAATTGTGGCGCGGTTGTTGTAAAAGTCATTAATTGGTTCATCTGCTTTATGTTTTAAATCGTTAAATGTTTTTTCACAATACTCATAGTGTTTGACTATAGGTATTATTCTATTTATATCTATTTTATTTGGATATTTGGAGTAGAAAAATGAGTGTGTTTGTGTGTATTCTTGTATATACGGAGGAAGAGTGAGGGTGAGGTCATATAAAGCATTTAATAAAAAATAATGCATAAACTCCTTTTTATCCCTAACATATATCTTTTTAAATGTGTTTAAAACGCGTTCTACTTCGTTTATATCAATTGACATTGTCTCACTATGGGATAATGGGATAATAAAGCCTTTATGTGAATTTAACGGTCTTATATACACCGCACATATTTGATTTTGTGTTGGGTGGATTGTATTACTATATGGAATTATTTCTACAAACGCTTCGATATAGTATCTACTAATAAACTCTTCTAATTGATCTTGATCTTCAATTAACCAATATAACATAACCTTTTTATTTATTATAAATGTAAAAAAGAGGCTTGGATAAACCAAGCCTTTTTATTTTTTGTTTTTTAATTTTGATTTAAAATACATGTTCTCCTCTTTCAAATCCAGGAACATATATATTTAATACCTCATCTGCTACTTCTTCAGTAAATTCTTCATCATTATTATCTTCTTCAAATCTAATAAAATCATCTAGTAAAGATTCTAAGGACTTATTACTATAATCCATTTCCATACCTCCACCTGCATCAGCCATAAACTCTAAAAATTCTTTTTCTTGGCCTGGGGTAAGGTTTTTAAGTTTATTTAGAAGCATTTTTCTTTTTTCTGGGGTAGGGCCCATGTTTTCATTCATTTTTTCTTTATACTCACTTTCAGTAATTAAACCAGCAATTTTTTGCATTTTTAAAAATTCGTTGTTCATGTTTTATGTTTTATGTTTTTTTTGTTTATTATAAAAACTGTTTTAGGTTAGGTTTAAAGTTTACCTAAGATGTGGGCTAGTGTAAGGTGGTTCTCCTATTCCAAATTTTTTCAAAACAAATAGCATATTTGCAGTATCTCCCTCATTTGGGATGTATACTGAATAATCTCCATCATATGGATTTTTTCCAAATTTTATTTTTTTCGGGTCAACAAAAAACTTTTCCTCTGCTGCTAGTGCTATCTGTTCCTGCTCTTTCTCATCTGGTTCCCTATCAATTGCAATGTAAATGCCATCTTCCATATCGCCATAATAATCTTCTATATTTTCATTTAGTTCAGTTTTTTTTTCTGTTTCAAGGAATTGTTCAAGCCAATCATCTGCTCCTTCTCCCATAATTTTAACTCCTTCAGGGAAATCTCCATCTAACTTATGAGAAATATAATCTCCAGATTCTGTGTATAATATATAATCATCTCCTGTTTCAGAGTTTCTTACTATCCATGCTGGGTTAGAGGAAACTTCAAATCCATTTTCTTTTAGTGTTGAAACTAGATTTTCTTCTGACATTTCATTTAAATTAGCTTTGTATTGACCTTCAGTAATCAAACCAGCAAGTTTTTGCATTTGTAAAAATTCTTTATTCATTTTTTATGTTTTTTATTTGTTTATAAATATACGAGAGAATGTTTGGAATGTCAAATTATTTTAACATTTTAAGAATTTCTTCTCTTATCATTTCTTTTAGTTTAACCTGTGATGTGCCTATTTTTGTTAAATTTCTAGGAGCACCTGAGCCTTTAAATCTATATTCTACTTTTCCGTCTAATACTTTTTTAACTTTATTTTTGATTTCGTTGTTTGTTTGTTTTGGATTTAAAGATTTAGGGAATATAATTGTATTTCCTTTAACTTCATATCCTAAAGTATCAGCTGTTTTACCTGAAAATTTATCTAAACGAGCTGCATTGGCAGCACTGTTAACATAGAATTGTCCATATGGTTTTCCATCTTCAGATGACAATACATTGTATAGTTCATCTATCATGTTTAACATGTCTGGGTTTTGTTTCAAATATTTAGATGTACTTGGATTTTCAAATAATGCTTCTTCAAATTTTTCAGGAGATTCATTGTTCATTTTGAACACTGAAAGGAATGAATTTTTTACAAAGCTCATACCTTGAGCTAAATATATTTTTTTAAGTGTAACTAAGTCACCTTTATCTTGTGAAAATGTTCCACTGTAATTTTTAGGGTCGTTTATAGCTGCTTCTGCTCCGTCTACATCTTTTGTTACGATTGTTACATCATATTCTGCCTTTTCTATTGCTACATTAGGCATTTCTTCTTCTTGTTCGAATAATCTTCTAACTAATATTTTGCTCATTTGTTTTATAAAATTTTAAATAATTTTGTTTTAAAAATTCTTGTAGACCTCTTTTCTTAAGTCTTTGTTCTGTTAATTGGGTAATGTTTCTGTTGGTTATAAATACGTTGTCTCTCTCACCTGTTAATGTCCATAATATAGTAAAGGGAACATATAATTCCCAAGCCCAATCTGTGCTTTGATTGTTTATACTATCGTATGTGTCTTTGTTTACTTCAAGATAAATATTTTCGTTTGATTTTACAACAAAATATCTAGGAAATGCTCCTAAATTATAATCATCTTGGGTTGGGGTTGGATAGTATTGGGATGGTATGTTTTTTACTTCTAATTTATTTAAATTTATATTTTTTAAAAGTGAATAATCAACAACTAATTCTTCATTATATGTGTTATTTTCACTTCCAATAAATGGTTCTACAGAATCTGTGTATAAAATTGAAGATTGTAAAGGTGGGGATTCAAGATTATTATAATCCTGTACATTAACTCGGGTTTCAATCTCTTGAGTTGGAGTTTCATTTGGGTTTTTACCTGTGTAAAACTTTCCATCATAACTTTTCCAATAAGAACCATTATAAAAAGTATTGGTTCCTTTATATACAAACTCATTTGGAGATGTCTTTAAATCAGTAATAATTCTATTCTTTGGTATATACATAAATTACGCTGAAGGTGCTCTGAAAATATAAAAATCCCATTTATTACTTTTCCTATTTCCATAAACAAATGCATTACCATAATTATTTGAAACAGATGTAGCCCATAATGAATCACGTTTATTTGCAGATGTTGAAATTATTCCTTTTATAGATCCAATATATATTTGGGTATGTCCGTATGTTCTGTGAGTACCGGCTCCATCATTAGCATAATATGCAATAATATCTCCATAACCCCAAGTAGTAGAATTAATTAATGAAATAACTTGTTGCTTAGGAATATTATTACCTACTTTAGTCATAGTATACCCCAACCTAACCAAATTGTTATAATATAATAAATTTTGATTAGCATTTCCACCTGCAGGGATTTGAGCTCCTGGGATTTGAGCATTCCCTCTTAGTGCGCTGACATAATTTTTTGCCAAATTGTATGACCATCTTGCACAAGCCCCGGATTTTTGGCCTTGATTTTTAAACACAGCATTATAACTTTTTTGCATTGCTAAAAATCTTGATGTTGATGCTGGGTCTAGTGCTGGGGGTGGTGGTGTTGTTGAGGTAGCTGTGTTATTTGAAGGAGGGCTAGTTGCTTCTTGAGGGATTTGAGATACTTCATATTTTCCTTGAGCTATATTTGGATCAATATCAAATATAGGACCAGCTATAGTTTCTACTTTAGTTAACCAACCATTAGGAGATATATCATGGGATAAACTTTTAATGATTAGTTGTATAACATTTGCATTATAAGTTAATGGAAGTGCTTTACCATCTACTTTAAAACTTTGATATATTTTCATTCCACTTAATCCATCCATAGTTAAACTTAAGTTGAAGGGAAGAAAAAATGGGGCAGGATATTTTTTTAGTTGTGTTAATTTTCCAGTTGCTAATTTACAGAATTCTGAGTTAATATTTTGCAGTACTGAGGTATTTTCATCTATGAATTTAAGTTTTTGATATACGTCATCAAAACATTTTATTACTTCTTCACTAAATAAATTTAAAAAAGGATCTTCAGGTATTTCTGTTGTAGAATTATCATTAATATCTACTTTTTCTTTAATAACTCTATCAACTAATCCTTTATTATAGATTGAAAACGCTGTTGAGTTTGCTTGAGGGGCATTTCCATTAGCTTGAGCTCCTATCGTCACCATAGCAGCATATTTGTCTGTTAGTTCCGAATTAAGATCCATTTCTCTAACAAATGATCCTTCCCCTTTAGTAACTCCAAATGTATTAATAGTATGCGGTTCCGGGTTGGGTTTTATATTTAATGGTGTTTCTACTAATATTTCAAAAAGATTTGTATCTTTATTATGGATTACTCTGAATTCATTTAGGCCTCCTAAAGTATTATTTATTTCATTTAAAATGTTTTTTAAAAAATTTATTAATATAACTTCTTTTTTATCATTTATTGCCCCTTTAAATGTTTTAACTATAAAATTTATATCTAAATAAACATTTGCTATTCTTCCTATTAATAAATTACCATCTACATTAAATTTAGCTCCATTTTTTATGGAATCGTTTAATATTGATGGTTTAAATATAATTTTATCACTAATATCTGGGGATCCTAGAAAATAGGGAATTAAGCATATATTGGGGTTTGAAGAAAAATTACCGGGGAATGTGGCCATGTAATTTGTGTCTTCATTTAAATTTTCAAAATTAAAATCAAAATTTATTAATGAAATACCAGAGTCTTTATCTTTTATTGATAGGTATTTAGTTACTAAAGCTAATAAAGAACCAAAAGTAATATAAATTGGAGGATTATAATTTTCATTAGAATTATTTGTAACGCCATTAATCGCAATACCCCCATTCTGTATGCTTAATTTTGGGATAATTTTTTGAGATTGATTAGTAATAAATGAATAGTTATCTATTATTGGATTAAAAAAAACAAACTTTTCTGTTCCTCCACCATCATTTTTCCCAGCAATTTCTTTGGATTGGTTATAAATTTGGTATAATCTATAATTAAATTCTGATGATATTGCTTCTGAAATTATTATTAGGCCATCTTCTTCAGCTTCTTTTATTGTGTCTTTATCTAGTTTGGTAATATTTTGAAGTTTTGAGTTAGGAGCTACATTAATTTTTAATGAATCAATTATATCACCCATTCCTACTAGATTAACAGTAATATCATAACTACCATCAGTATTAAATGTCCAGTTCCATTTTGCTATTTTAGCAAAAAAACCTTCATAATTGCCATCCCATTTTTGCTTTTCTTTAGCTATAACTTCATGAAGTTTAAACATATCCTGATTTTCTTTAAACATAGCATTAAAAGGTCCAGTATCATATGATGCTTCAACTAAATTACCACTATTATTTAAATAAACAGTACTTCCAAATTCTAATAAAACTGTGTATCCTGGTCTTTGAAAAAGAATATCTATTAATTGGAATTGAGATCTATTGAATGCTTTTATTTGGACTTGGGCTGTAGCTAAAGCTCCATCATTTTTATATTGAAAGTTTACATTAGTAATTCCAGGCATAGGTACAAAACCTCTTTCATTTTGGATATCGTTTCTAGAACCAAATCCATAGGCACCTCCAAAAATTTTAGAAGATTGACCACCAGTAATTCCTGAGTATAGGTTGGTTATTCCTCCTTTTTCGTTTGATATACCGTTAAATAAAATAAAATTTTTAGCTAAATTATCCCCGGATAGATCTATTCCAGTATAATTTCCAGATTTTAATAATGTATCTAATACAGTATCTCCTGGGAGGGCTAAGTCTCCTTCAGTCATGTTTACAGAGCTAACCATACGAACCCATGGGGTTCGAGTCATAAAAGCCTTAGTATTTTTTAATTGGCGATTGTCGTATTCACCTAAAGCTTTTTGTCTAGTGTCTATTTGTTTTTTAACGTAATCAACAAAACCATCACCTATAATTGCCATTATATGTTATTTAAATTTTTATAACTGTTTATTATATCATTTGTATTTGTAGGTATTCTTAATTGGGTGCCTTGTGGAATAAATATTGAACCAAATTTTACTGAATTTGGATTAGCTGCAGATATGATCCAATATAATGTTGTATCTTGATAAAATTGATATGCTAATAGTTCTAACCTGTCCCCAAAATCAGTGATAACATAAATATCATTTTCACTCAATGGAATTTCCGGATAAAACGTTGTTTTATAATATTGGGTTCCAAGTGTTCCTACATTTGGATTTTCATTTCTTAATAAAGTTATATTAGCATATCTGTTCATTTATTAAGTTGTTTGATATTTTGTATAATTTGTATCATTATCCTTAGTATCTGCAGCTAATGCTATATATCTTGTTGAATATGAATCATCTTTTATTGGATAAGGATCAGCAACTCTTGGTAAGAAATGTTGAATTGGAACAAATGTTAATCCTGTAACTTTAATCATGTGTGGTAATTCTTTAACTGATGTATCTTCTCCTCCTACTTCGTTTATTCCTATCTCCCATGGTGTCTCTTCGGGTACATTATACGTAATAGATTTTATAATGCCAACCTGATCAAATAAATATCCTCCTATTGTTAATTTATGTAGATTACCTTTCATAAAACCCGAATTAGAATAGTCTGGGGCTAAACTAGATGCTAGGTAATTTAATTTTTTGTACATTGGGATAAGTTCAGCTTTTGATTGGGCAAAAACAGTAAATGATAAATTTATAGTTCTTTCAAATCCTTCATAGTTATAAAATTTATCTCCTCTACCTACATAGTTATATGAATTCCAATCTGATGTATATGAATCACTGAATGAATCTATAAATGCTCTAAAATGCATATAATTTGAATTACCTGTAGTATCATTTTTAACAACACCTATACTAAATTTTACTAAATCATTTCCAGCATGTTTTGTACTACCCCCATCATCATATGGATCATGTTTTGCAACTGTTTCAGAATATATAGCACCAGCTGTAATTTTGTCTAATGCTATTTTATAATCTTCATCAATTCCCTTACCTGATGCTACAGCGTAATTAAGGACATTTTTTCCTCCATTTCCAACTAACCCGTTTAAATATCCCGGATCTCCAGCATTTGTTCTATTGGCATAATTAAATAAAGTATAAGAAGGAGATATAGATAAAATAGCATTAGATGTACTTTGAGAAAGAATTAATTTTTTTCTAAAATCTTCCTTAAATGCTGCTTTTGAACTTGTTGATTCATTAAGTTGTGTTTGATTATAAGCATATATACTATAATCTTTAAATTGTAAATTTATACCTGGTTGTTCTGTAGCTAAAGTACTAGGTTCAAAAGTACCACGTTTATAAACATTAAAGTCATTTGTGTTTCTTCTTTCATTATTACCATATGTTATAAGATTACCAACCGGCTTTCCTGTTAAAGATTCATATGTAGAAGAAGCTCCTTTAATAGAACTAGAAGGAACAGAACCCGTATAATTAATTGTATGGGTCTTAAGAGTTTGATACTTTTTAAAATCTGTAGCTAATGGGCCAGGTGTAAGAGTACCAGGTTGATAAACACTAAAATCATTTGTGTTTGTTCTTTGGCCGGATGGAGCTAAAGGAGATGTGTATTCTATATCATTACCAACCGGATTTCTTGTTAAAAATTCATATGTAGAAGAAGCTCCTTTAGCAGAACCAGAAGGAACGGCATTTATATAATTAATATTTGATGATATTGAGTTTTGGTCCGGATTAGATAATATTACAGTAGTTTGACGTTTGAAAATACTATATCCTTTTGTGAAAAAATCTTTGTCTAGTTTTAGATTATTTACTCCTGTTCTTTGATCAGCAAATTTTATATATGTATCTCCTACGCCTAAAATTGAACCTGGGCCTCCTGGGTATGTTTGTATATTATCATCAATATTTTCTACTACTTGTTTTTTATCCCAAAATTTAAGTAATCTATTAGAATATTTTGATGGTTGATTTTTTGAGGAAATTATTGAAAGGTTGGGCCCAATATCTGTTGGTGATAATCTGAATCCTTCTTTTTGGAAATCTTTTTTGTCCTTGGGGGGATTAAAATCTTTGTTATTGGCTTTTTTTACAATATCTTCATATCGATTTAATCCTAAAGTTAATATAGGTTTAGAATCAGATTTATTAAAAAAAAGGGAAGATAAAGATGTTTGAGTAACACCGGCCATCGGAGATGAAGGGTCTATCCCAAATAAATTTAAATGTGTTCCTGTAAATCCTACTCCAGCTTGAGCTATAGTAGAAGAAGGTAAATAAACCCCTTGATTTACAAAATTGCCTCCATATCCCGCTCCTGTTGAAGCTTCAGTTTGAACCGAAGTTCTAGATAAAACATTTTGTTTGGCTATAAATAAAGATCCGTTAGGAGATTTTAAATCAAAAAACATTTGAGTTAATCTACTAACATCTTTAGCAGCACTTATAGGCGCTAAAATTCCACCTCTTAATATAAAATCTGGTCCTCCACTAGTAGGAATATCTCCTTCTGGAATAGAAGACTGGATATATGGTTGGTTACTTGAACCTTCATATGGTCTATCCTTTCCAAACTTTAAAGATTTTAAAGAGGTTTTAAATTCTATTAACGGCATATATTAGAATGTTCTACCTTCTGGAGCTCCGTTTTTATAAGTTCCTTTTACAAATGAGTCGTTTATGCTTGGAGTTTGAGCGTCTCTTAAAGCTGTGACTGGTGCAACACCATTAATATCTAGTTCTGATGGTTGAGGCAATTGGTTTGGAGTATTATCGTCATATCCAATGTAAGCAGCGTTTACACTTGGGAAATTAATACCATTCAGTGAGTATGATGGTTTACTTCCGTCTGCGTGTAACTTCGATTGTTTTGTAGCTCCTGCGTTTACCACACCTGGTCCACCATTGTATTTTGATAGATTTGAGCCTCCAGTTGTTAATTTATCTAGTAATCCCATAGTTGTATTGTTTAATTGTTTATTTGTTTATAAATATTAGCCTATTTTAGTTCTTGCCATGTTTATTCCTTTACCTACTTTAGCACCATCTAAATATACATTTGAATCTTTATTTAATATTTGAACTAATACAGCTTTTACAGCTTGCATTTCGTTTACTAGTGGTGCCATATCTACTGTGATTGATGGGGGGGCGGCTGATGTTGGAGGAATTTTAGAAAAGTCTGAAATATTTTCAAATAAATTATTGCTTGCTGGTGGGGGTGTTTGGAATGTGTTTCCAAATAGGTTTGTACCTGCTATTACTGTGTCTTTATTATTTAGTTGAATAGCACCTTCTGGTCCAAATAAGGTACGTTCACCATACCCTGATGTTTTATTTCCAGGAGACATAACGTCATCACCTTTCATAAACTTATAACCTAAAGCTATAGCAGTACCAGCAGCCGCTAAACCTAGAGCCCAACCAATAACAGGAATAGAAGATAATGAAGATATAGCACCCATTGCTGCTTTACCTATACTTTGTAATAATTCACCTTTACTAATTAAAGCCCCTACTTTTTTAATCCCATTAAGAGTAGTCTCATATCCAATTTGAACAGCTTTCCATGCTGCTTTTCCCTTTTCAACAGCCATATCCTTAAGACCATATGTCCATGCTGTTATTTTAATAGCTAAAGTTTCATTTTCAACTAATTTAATCATATTTTTCAATCCTAATTCTCCATTAGCTACTGCTAATCTTCTTAAATCTAAGGCATATTCAGCTCCTTTAGCAATATTAATACCTAATTGTACTCCCTTATATACTGTAAATGTTGCTAAGATTTCTTTACTGTACTGGCCTATAAATTTAAGGGATTCAGTAAATGGATGTAATAACATATTTATAGCAGGTAATATTGTAGTAACCAAATCCATAAATGGGGATACTATTTGTAATATTGGTTCTGCAACACTAACAAATATTTCTTGTAATTTTTCTACAGAAGCAGTAAATCTATCTTGAATAGATTGAGATTTTAACTGATTTCCATATTGTTCATCTCCTAATTCTTTAACTGCTTTTTCATATCCATATATTTTAACTAATTGATCAAATTTTTCTTTAGCTGCTTTTTCGTCTTTAACCTTAATTCTACTTAAAGCTTCCTGAGTTATAAGAGCTTTTCCTAACTCATCAGCTTCCATACCTATAGCTGAAGCTATTGATTTTCGTTGGAGCATATTCATTTCTCCAAATTCAGCAGCTGTAATATTTTGTTTGGCTATTTCTTTAGCTACCCCTTCAATATTACCTGTTAAAGCATAGTATCTTGCTTGTTCTAGATTTAATGATCTACCAGTTAATAATTCAGCTTCTAGTTCATTAGATATTGAAGATTCAAAGTTTAACAAAGATTCTGCTATTCCTTCAACTTGTTCTAATTCTAGGCCTAATTTTTTAGCTTGAGCTACAGCTGAAGCTATTTTACCAGGATGCATACCTAAAGATAAAGTTACTGAAGATGATGCTTTAGCTACACCTTCAACTATTTCTTTTTCATTTAATGCTAAATCATTTGTAAGATTAAATGCTCTTGCTGTTCCTAATATTTCTGAGGTATTATCTGATAGGTCTGTTCCTGTAGCTTGTGATATTGTACCTAATTTAATTGCGGCTTCATTAGAATATCCTATCACTTTTGTCATGTTAGTAAAGTCTTCAAGTAATCCTTTATTTAACATCCCAGCAGTACCAAATTCTTTGTTTAAGGCTATTAAAGATTCTTGTAGTGCACCTGTTGTGATATTGACATCTCCACTTAAATTAGCCACAGTATTGAGCTCATTTCTTATTGAGGCTGCTTCGGAATATGATGTACCAAATGCTTTAGCTAATTGTCCTGTTTGTGTATCTGCTTTTGTAAGAGCATCAACCATTTGACCAATTGCAAAATCAATTAGGTTGGCTTTAGTTAACTGGTCTGTTAAAGCTTTTCCTATATTTTTATATTTGGAGGTTTGGGTGGAGAGGAGTTCATTTTGGGTTTTAAAATCTTCTATTTTCTTTTTGTTTTTTTCTTCATCAAACCCATAGACAGTAGCTAAATAATTAAATCTTTCTACTTCTTCAAATGTTAAATTATCATAATTTTTTGCTTGAAGATTTAATAATTCATTTATTTCTTTTTGGGCCTCCCTATTAAGTAAAATTTGTAATCGAGCATTTTTAGTTTTTTCGATTGCTTCTGTAAGAGGTTGGGACAAATTTCCGAATCCCATTTTAGATAACCCTTTACTTATACCTTCAACACCCGTTCCTACTAAACCTATCTGTTTATTAACTTGTTTTTGAGCTGATATAGTTTTATCTAAAGCTCCATTAAAAAGTTCTTGGTCTGCTAATGCTTTTTCAACTTCTTTTCGATTTTTTGGATTTAAGTTTCCAACTTCTTTAATTCTTTGTAGTTCATCAAATTGTGCTTTTGCTTTTTTCTGTAGGTTTTGGAGTGTTTTTTCATCAAGAGATACTTCTCCCTTTCTATAATCAATAATTGTTTTAGAAATATCAGCTATTCCATTTAATGATTTACGAGAATCTGAAAGGTATCTATCTTGTTTAGATAATTCATTTACACTATCTTTAAAACTTTTATATATATAATCTAAGTCATTTCCCATTTCACGAATTTCAGCGCTTAATCCTGAGATTGTTTCTTTAGCTGTTTGCATATCTTTTTCATCAAAAGGTTTCAATGGTTTCCTCCCAAGCTCAGCACGGAGCTTGTTTATTTCATCATTTAATTTTTTGATATCGTCTAAAGCCATCTATGGGTTTTGTTATAAATATTGAGAAACAAAAAAGCCTCTATTTTTTAGAGGCTCTTGTTGTAGTATATGATGGAGGTGGGGAAGCATTTTTTAAGAATTCAGGGGATACAACTCTTCCATTTTCAGTTACTTTTTTACCTTTTCCACCTTGTGCATTTTTAATGTCTTCGTTTTGTTTATCATAATACTCTTTTATTTTATTAAATGTAAAATTACGAAGCCATATTGGCATATTATAAACTGTATGCCAATCATATCCTCCATTTCCATGAAATACAATATCATGTATTTGTTGGAAGATGTTTATTCTATATTGAAGCGTCAGGCCAAAAAAAGTTAAGATTAATTGGTATCTCAACGTCCTCCATGCCGTTGCTTGTTTCAATTGTAACACTTAAATTAACATCTGGTTGCATTTGTTTGATATGTTTTCTAAATTCTCTAGAGTCCATTGCTAAAAATTCGTTGTCTACAAATTCTCTAATTGATTTTTTCTCATAATCTCCGTTTATTGAAAGTATTATATACTTTAATCTGGTAGATAACTCAGGTGAAGCGTTTTTGTTTATTTTTTGTAAACCTTTAATTTCAGCTTCTATTGCACTGTCATCACCATGTGTTAAAAGTTTAAATGTAATTACATTTCCTGAGTTAGGTAATTTAAATGTAAATTCATTTTTACCTTGAGTAAATTCCTTTTCGTTAAATGGTTTATTATCTAACTGAGATAGGTCTACTGTTACTTCTTCTCCTCTATAATTGAATGTATAATCTTTACCATATCCTAATACACGAGCTGCTATTAAAAGAGCATTTTTATCTCCTACGATCAAGTCTTTATAGTCTATTTTAGATACTATTAGTGATTGTAAAAGTTTGTCTAATACTGTTCCATTTTGGATATAGGATTGGTTTGTTAAAATATCTTCTTCCTTAGCGGTCATATATTTCATTTCAATTTTTCCACTTGAAAGTGGGTTGTCTTGTGGGTACACTAAACCTTTTGAGGGTAATTCAACAATTTCTGTTGGGAATTTTGACTTATTTTCTTCCATAAATTTTTATTTATTAATAACTGTTTTTGTTTATAAATATTGTAATAAAATAGTTCTTTAACGAGTTAAGAAATATTATTTAGTTTTTGTTAATTTATTTTCGAGTTTATCTAATCTCGAGTCCATTTGACGATATACTTCATCAATCTGAAGGTTAATGCTTTGAGAACGTTCATCT